ATCCGATGGCCTGCACGACGTTACGCAAGGGACAGAAGATTAGCGCCGCGACGCTCTCCCACCACCTCAAGGAACTCGAGAACGCGGGCCTGATCGAGCTCTCCTGCGTGACGCTGGTCATCGGCTTTGGCCTTGTCCACAGCGCCCTGGCGCAGGAGGCCACTTCTATAAGTACAATAGTGGCACGGGTAACTGGGACGATTATACGCGCCTTTTGAACCGCACCATTGCCGCGCGCTCAGAGCTTACCTTCCTGATTCTAGCGCCACTCTGTGCATGACGATTGCCGGGCTGCGCACTTACGAGAGACCAACTGCGTGGCTGAGGATGCAGTCGGATCCGAACTTGTCTCCACTGCGAGTTTTCCGGGATAACAGGGCAAAATACAGGGGAGAATCGAAAAATTGGGCCAAAATAATGACGTTATTATCAACAAACGCCGATTCCATAAGGGTTTCTAGCGAAATTCCTCGTAAAAAATAACAGGGGCCGATTTCGTCGTAACAGGGGCAACAGGGAGAAAATAACAGGGGGAACCTCTTCATTTTTAGGATGACGTCAGTCGTGGCAGAATCCAATACCAGCCGATCACGCTGTGCGTTGAAGGTGATGGGTGGTGGGTCCTTGGCGCCGATCTTGGAGAAGCCGAGCCATGGCTGCGTTGAAGGTTACATATAAGGACCCCCACCAGCTGAAGCCGCGGGCGCGGAATCCACGCACGCACACTGCCAAGCAAATCAAGCAGATTGCAGCGAGCATCAAAGAATTTGGATTTATCAGTCCGATCCTAATTGATGGCGCCGACGGAATTATTGCGGGACATGGCAGGGCCGAGGCAGCAAAACTCATCGGCATGAGCGACGTCCCCACCGTGCGCGTCGACCATCTGACCCCCGCTCAAATCCGCGCATACGTTATTGCCGACAATAGACTTGCCGAGAATGCTGGATGGAATCGAGCACTTTTAACGCTCGAACTCCAAGAGCTTTCGGTTGAATTAAATTTTGATGTCACGGTCACCGGCTTCGAGACTGCCGAAATCGATCTTCTCATCAACGAACTAAACGAAGACAGCCCGGATGAGGCGGATGAAGTTCCCACCATTGACCGTTCGGTTCCTGCAATCTCTCGCCCGGGTGATCTTTGGCGCATTGGCGATCATTTTCTGCTCTGCGGCGATGCCTTGAAAAAGGACAGCTACGTGACTCTTCTCGGCGCGCAAAAAGCTCAAATGGTATTCACGGACCCGCCCTACAATGTCGCGATTGCCGGCAACGTGTCAGGCTGGGCAAAGTGAAGCACCGCGAATTTGCAATGGCTTCCGGTGAAATGAGCACCCACGAGTTCACCGAATTTCTGGAGACGGCGTTTATGCGCCTCGCCGAGTTCAGCACCAACGGCTCGATTCACTTCATTTGTATGGATTGGAGGCATATACGCGAGCTGTTAGAGGCGGCTACAAAACCATACAGCGAGCCCAAAAATCTTTGTGTTTGGTCGAAGACGAACGCCGGCATGGGAAGCCTGTACCGATCACAGCATGAGCTGATATTTTTGTTCAAGAAGGGTGCCGCACCACACGTCAACAATGTCGAGTTGGGGCGGTTTGGTCGTAATCGCACAAACGTCTGGAATTACCCGGGAGTGAACACCTTTGGCAAGGGCCGCGGTACCGAACTTGCCATGCACCCGACAGTCAAGCCGGTGGCGCTGGTTGCTGACGCGATTTTGGATTGCTCCAAGCGGGGAGGAATCATTCTCGACGTCTTCGCCGGGAGTGGTACGACCCTGATCGCAGCCGAAAAGGCCGGACGGCGGGGCTACGGCATTGAAATCGATTGCCACTACACCGATATCACTATCCGCAGGTTCGATGAGGTGTACGGCCTCAAGGCAGTGCACGCCGAATCTAAACTTGATTTTGAGCGATTGGCGAATGAGCGTTTCAAGGAGAAACGCCATGGTCGAAAAGCGAAAAGCGGTAAAGGGCACCGCGCAAAAGATCGGTAACCCACCGAAGCATCCGCAATTTGGCAAGGGCACGGCCGTCAATCCATAGGGCCGGCAAAGGGGCTTTAAAAACCTCAGCACTTAAAGGCCGCTCGCGACCAAGTCTTCGCGACGGCACGTGGGAGGAGCCGAACGATTTCGGAGCTACAAGCGACGGCGATGAGCTCGCTCTGGTTGTAGTGGAAAGACTATTGGACCTTGGCGCCATGCCACTGCTGCGATATCCGTACATAGAATACGATGGCCGTAAGATCATGCGATCCCTTGCCGACGCGCTTACGAAACTGCGCGAGCTAGGCAATCTGTCCGACCGCGAAAGTGTCGAAATCAAAACGAGGGGCATTAGGTTGCCGGATGGGCGGCTGAGCGGCATTGTATCGGTCCTGGGACCGCAGCAGCGGGATGGCACCAGGAGGGTTATTTTCATGCCGTCGTCTGCGACCTTTTCGGCGAGAACCACCCTGGGGGAGCGCCAGCAGTACGAGATCCAGAAACTTAACGACGCGACGAGCGATTCTGAAGGCAATGTTGAGCTGGCTAGTGGCCAATTCATCCACCAAATCGAGCTTATACCTGCTCTTGCACATTACGATTTCACCTTGCGTGAGGAGAAAATTGTCATGGCTGCGATCGAATTCTTGCAGCGGGAGGGTCGGCTGCCGAAGCGCCAGTACTACCGTTCGGTGGACGAGAAGTTGCTGCCCAATGTGAAGTTTCTCGATTACGCTCAGGTCGCGAAGGTACGGATTAAGCGCCTCAAACTGGTTGTGCGATATGTCATGGAGCTTAAGCTCCCGGACGTTACCGAGGCGCTTATTCGCGCCAGCCTCAAACGTGCGGGGATGCAGCTTCCACGGTCACGAGCTCGTAAGTAGGCACGCGTTGACACAATTGCGCCATATGGGAACTTTGAAAATAGGTATTCAGATCTGAGACCGTGCGGATGTATTTAGGACTCCGAAAATTTTTTGGAGTCCTCATCCATGGTGAAGGTTCCGCGTCGCAAACGTGCAAGTGACCTTGGCGGCGGTCGTTTCTGGCACCCTAAGATCAAAATACGGGCCGCTCAAGAAGCTCGGACGCACGAAGCGGAACGCCGCACGCACTCGAATAAACAGCGCGACAAGCTGCTCGCAATCATTCGGCGGTGCGGATTTATCAATCCGATCATCGTCGAGGAGAACGACAATGTTATTGCAGGTCATCCGATTTTGAGCAGGACAAGCGCCATGGCTAAAAAGCGAAAAATGACAAGGGGCATCGCGCAAAAGGGCGGTAACCCACCGAAGCACACGCAATTTCGCAAGGGCACGTCTGGCAATCCAAGGGGCCGACCGAAAGGGCGCAAAAACTTCGCCACTTACCTCATGGAAGCGGCTCGCGACCAAGTCTCCGCGACGGTAGGTGGGAGGACTCGAACGATTTCGAAGTTACAAGCGACCACTATGCAACTCGCTACCAAAGCCGCGGGCGGCGATCAAGCGGCGATGGGTAGATTCCTCGACTGGGTGGACGAAATCGAAACCCGTGCCGCCAGCGTTAAGCCGAGCCAGTTCCCGCTCACTGCTTCCGACATCGAAGTTATCCGGGCGGTCTACGAACGAATGAAACAATGCGGCCCGGAAAAAGAACGTGAGGAATAAGATGACGCCCTCCCCAGCCAATATGTATGCGCATGTTCTGCGGCATGATCTATATGCGTTTATCCATCGATCATTTCTGGAATTAAATGCTCAGACACCGTTTCTATCTAACGGGCACATGGAGGTGCTGGCGGCAAAGCTGGAGGAAGTTAGACGAGGTAGCTGCAAGCGCCTCATCGTAAACGTGCCACCTCGTCACCTCAAATCCCATGCGATATCGATAGCATTTCCAGCGTGGGTATTGGGGCATGACCCGGCCAAACAGATCTTGTCCGTAACGTACGCGCAGGACCTGTCTGACAACCTTGCTCGAAAGTCACGGACCTTGATGACGCGTGCGTTCTATGAAGCGCTTTTTGATACGCGGCTTTCAAAAGGGCGTGAGGCTGTCTCGGATTATGAAACGACCGATAGCGGATATCGGCTTTCGACGTCCGTAGGCGGGGTCCTAACGGGCCGCGGAGCAGACATTATCATTATCGACGATCCGCTAAAGGCGGACGACGCCCTGTCTGACCGCTGCCGCCGGTCCGTGAATGAGTGGTATGACAACACTCTGCGCAGCCGCCTCAACAGCCAGGAGAAGGGGGCGATTATCATCGTCATGCAGCGCCTGCATGCTGACGATCTTGTTGCTCACGTTCAGGAACATGAATCTTGGGATGTGCTGTCATTCCCTGCCATCGCGGAAAAGGATGAGACCTATAACGTGTGGGCACCCTACGGCCGCAGGCGAATCCATCGAAAGACTGGCGAAATGCTGCAACCCTCTCTGCTATCGCCGACTGCTTTGGAGACTCAGCGACGCGGAATGACTGAGTACAATTTCGTGGCGCAGTATCAACAGGATCCACAGCCGCCTTCTGGCATCATCGTCAAACCGGAATGGTTGAAGTACTACGAACCAGGCGACCTGCCGCAACAATTCGATCAAATTCTTCAGAGCTGGGACACTGCAAACAAGGATACCGAACTTTCAAATTTTAGCGTTTGCACCACTTGGGGCTTAAAAGATAGGCGCCTGTTTCTTTTAGATGTCTACCGCCACAAACTTGAATTCCCGGACCTCAAACGAGCTGTTCGAGAGCTGGCGGCGCTTCATAGCGCAAAGATTGTCTTGATCGAAGATAAAGCTTCTGGATCATCTTTGATCCAAGAATTACGCGCTGAACACTTTTCACTGGTGCAAGCAGCGCCTGCCATGGATGGTGACAAGGTCATGCGCTTGCGTGCCCAAACAGCAAAAATAGAAGGGGGGTTTGCTCTCGTTCCAAAGCAAGCACATTGGCTCGAAGCCTATGTACGTGAGCTAATAAGCTTTCCAAACTCAAAGTATGATGATCAGGTCGATTCAACGGTCTTTGCATTGGCCTGGAGCACGTTGAATCCACGCTGCGTTTGGACAGATGAAAGTCTCAATGGCTACGCCAGACTCTTAGATAGCTTGGCCATGGATTGCTTGATGACGCGGCGCCGCTGGTGACCATATCGATATGCTGGTGCCGATAATCGACAAAACATAGGGCCGGCAAGATCGCTACTCGCGCCGCGCTGGTGGCAGCCGCCCGGCCTCCTGCCGCCTCCTGACGGCTTTTCGAACTCGCGACCACGGAAAAGCGCGCAGTCTGGGGCGCCGCTCCAGTTCGGGCACAATCTTAAGCATGGCGCGGGCGCGCGCGCATATCAGATACTTACCGCGGCTCGCCTTCCTCTCGATCCGACGACCCAGGTCGGCATTCGTCGAGAGGCAAAGCGCTGGCGGATTTCACAGTCACGAAAGTTGAACGGAGTGCGAGGGATCGAGTCAGGCAACCTACCTTGATGTGGGCAGCCGTGCAGCCAAAGGTAGATCTGCATCGAAAGCCAGGCATCCTCCATCGCTCCATGCGTCTCGCCGGAACGAGCAAGCTTGATTTGACTGCAGACCGCGCTCAGAGAAGCGCTGCCGCCGAGGCCGAGTGCGCGGTATCCTTTCATGGTGCAGTAGGCCGGCCCAGTGAGCGCGGGCAGGCCTGACAATCTCAGCTCGCGATTGATGACTCTGAGGTCGAATGCGGCGTTGTGGGCAACGACAAGTTCATAGGACGTCAGGAAGCGCCATATGTCGGCAGCATGAGTTGCGAACGGGTCCTGCAGGCGCAGAGCCGAATCCGAGAAGCCATGAATCCGTTCGGCATCGCGGTGGTTTTTCGTACCGGGATTGAACACCAGGTAGAGATACGCCGGACCCGGCCGGCCTTTGGCCAGGTTGCGGCTGATCATGCCGATGCCGCCAAAGCTTACGATGCGGTCGTGATGACCGAATCCGGTAGTCTCGACATCGCAAAACGCGACAGCCGCAGGCAAGTGATCCAGCCGCATGTGCCCTCCTCTCCGTCATGGGCGGACGCAAATGCACCCCGCCACCACTGAAACCCCGCGGAGGCCTGGCGGCGCTGGCGGGGAGAGGAGGGAGCCAGTCAGGCTCAGGCGTCCATCAGTACATGCACCCTCCCTTCGAGTGAGCAGTCGAGTGCAAAATCCCGGCACTGCTGCCGGTGCGCGGGACCAGACACGTCAATCACAGTGCAGCCCAAGGCGCCGCTCCTGCTCGGCCCAAGACCAGGGCAGCGCGCGAGCAAGCGCCGTGATGGTGAGGCTGGCCGGCGCGGTACCGTCGAGGAGGCCCGAGACGATTCGTGGTGAGAGAAACGCGAGCGGCGCCAGCAGTCGGATATGCCGTTCCGCCTTTGCTTCCCGACGGGCGATCGCGGCGAAGCTCGCCACCCGGCCGTGCGCCAAATCGTCGATCCATTCGCGCGCCTTGGCGATGGCGATCAGGAGGGCCTCACGGCGGCCCGGTTGGATCGGCGTGTTATGCGCGGGCACATGGACAATGCCCCGAACGGTGGCCGGCACCGGGCTCCTCCAGGGGACAGCAATTGTCTTCACTCCCGCGATAGGACGCCCGGACGAGGTGTCGTTTGCAGTGCCGTGAGCACAAAGCGCTTGCGGCGCCTCCTCAACCATCTCCCGCACGCGAAGCTTGATCTCGTTCGAGGTCAGGGTCACGCGCTCAAGCTGGCGTTCGACAAGGTCGCGATCACTGCCGGGCACCTGCTCCCCTGCGCCGCCGGCGTTGAGGTGGTCGCGCAGCGCCGCAACGACGAGCGCCTCAAGCTCGACGGCGGGAATGCGGCCGACCGATCCGGGCGCCTGCGGTTTTTTCTGCAGCACGGCCCGGGAAACGTAATAGCGATAACGCGCGCCGCCCTTGTTGGCGTGGGTTGGGCTCATGCGGTTGCCGTACGCATCGAAGATGCGGCCGGTCAGGAGCGCGGATGGGCCACGCAGCCGGCAGCGCCGTGCCACCGCCTGGGCGGCAAGCTCGCCCTGCACCGCCGCAAACAGCGCGGAATCGACAATGGGCTCATGTTCACCGCGGTGAACGGCGCCACGGTAGACCACTTCGCCGATGTAGAAGCGGTTCTTGAGGAGATGCGCGAGTGCGCCCACGCCAAAGCGGCTTCCACCGATGGTGCGGCCGTCCGATAGCCGCCGCGGCTTGCTGCGGATCCCCCGGCGGTCGAGGTCCTCCTTCAGCGCGCGCACCGAGCCGAGCTCCAGATAGCGTGCAAAGATCGTGCGGACCGCTTCGGCCTCGGCTGGCACCACAAGGATCTTCTTGTCCACCGCGGCATAGCCGAGCGGGACCGGACCCCCGACCCAAATGCCCTTGCGCTTGGAGGCGGCGATCTTGTCCCGTACCCGCTCCCCGATCAGCTCGCGCTCGAACTGGGCAAACGACAGCAGCACATTGAGCGTAAGCCGGCCCATGCTGGAGCTGGTGTTAAAGGATTGCGTGACCGACACGAACGAGACGCCGTGGGCATCGAACAGCTCGATGAGCTTGGCAAAATCAGCAAGCGAGCGGGTCAGCCGATCGACCTTATAGACCAAAACGATGTCGATCTTGCCCACACGAACATCGGCCAGGAGCTGCTGCAGAGCGGGCCGCTCGAGCGAGGCGCCGGAGAATGCGCCATCGTCATAGCGGCCAGGGATCAGCCGCCAGCCCTCGTGCGCTTGGCTCTTGATATATGCCTCACAGGCCTCGCGCTGGGCATCGAGCGAGCTGAAGCGATCTCGATGGTGTGGGTGCTCTCGATCTCAATCGCGTCCATCTCCGCATCCTCGACGATGAGATACTGGCCCTTGGCGACCTCGTAGCCGCGGCTTTTGTTCTCGGGGGCAACCGGCTCGCGCGTCTCTTCATCGATGAGCTGCTGGCGCAGGCGATGGCCGGTGACCTTGTTGATCTGTCGAAAGACGATGCGCTCGGCCATCGAGCAGGCCGCATGCAGCGCAATCGGACAGGAGACCAGAGCCAGCTTGAGATAGCCTTTCCAGTAGGGACGCATAACCAACTCCTATTGCTTCGGGGTTACGCATGTGAGGCGGTTTGCAAGGGCAGCGATGCCTTGTTCGATCCAATCGCGGCGCCATTGCGGGCTGCCCGCGCCCAGGTCTTATTCGGGCCATGCGCAGGCGGTCTGCCGTTGCTTCGCGCCAGGGCGAAGAACCGCGGACCACTCCAGGCGGTGCCAGTGATGGCGCGGGCGATGGCCGAGAGGCTCGCATAGGTCGTCCCCTGCCAGTTAAAGCCATCGGCCGCGACGGTGACGGTGTGGCGCTGGCCTTGATAATCGCGAACGAGCACCGTGCCGGGTTTGAGCTGACGCCGGGGCGAGCCGCCGTGGCGTGCCAAACCGTCCAAGAACCGCAGGCTTTCCCGATCAAGGCTGCCGAAGGCCTGCTCCTGCAGGCGCCAAGCCAGCATTCGCCCCAGCAGGTCCTTGCTCAGAGCCGCCGGCGGCGTGCGTCCGAACATCACCCGCCAGCGCCGCCGAAGGGCATCAAATGGAAGCGATTGGATGCGCGCGATCTCGGCCTCGATCGCCGCCGGGTTGGTCCAGTGCTGCCGCATGGCTACGCACTCGGCACACTGGCGGCATCGGCGAAATTCTTGCCGGCAATAATCCCATACACGCGCTCGCCGTCGGTCTTCTCGGACTCCAGCCGAAGCCCGAGCTTCTTGCGCACCACGGCGGTGAGGAAGCCGCGCACCGTGTGCGGCTGCCAGCCGGTGGAGCGCATGACGGCGGCGATTGTGGCGCCGTTCGGTCCGCGCAACAGCGCAAGCACCCGCGCCTGTTTCGAAGTTGCTCGCGTTTGGTGATGCCCGGCTGTCCCGCTCGCCTTCGAACGTATCTTGGATGTAGACCGCGCCTTGCGGGTCCGCGCAGGTTTGCGCTTGGACATGCAACACTCCTCTCGATCGTGCCGGCGCAACAGCGCGCCGCCACCACCCAGACCCCGCGGAGGCCCATCGGCGCT